TGAAGCCCAGTAGTCCGATCAACTAAATTCAAACCCTGTTCCAACCAAACGATGGCCATCCTCTGCGACTACGAGATCAAAGCACTCTGCACCGATGGCATGGTGCAAAACTATGACGAGGCATTGATCAATCCCGCCAGCCTTGACCTACGACTAGGCGACGCAATCATGATTGAATCCGTCGAGGATCTCAACATGCGGCCGCTAAGTATTGCAGATCGCACCGCTGATGATCCGTACTGGTTGCGGCCCGGACAATTTGTGCTAGGCCAGACGATGGAGTTATTCAACATGCCAGAGGATATTGCTGGCTTGTTTTTTCTGAAGTCCAGCCGCGCGCGCGAAGGGTACGAGCACAGCCACGCAGGCTACGCGGATCCAGGCTGGCACGGCAGCGTGCTAACGCTTGAACTGAAGAATTCCCGCCAGCTGCTGCCGCTGCCATTATGGCCTGGGCTGAAGATCGGCCAGATGGTGTGGTGGCGCATGAGCGCCGTGCCAAGCATCAGCTACGCGCAGGTAGGGCACTACAATGCACATCGCACCGTGATGGGATCTGTTGCCTAATTCTCACTCAACTCCCTAGCAACCTTCAAGTGCCACGGCTGCACGGGTGGTACGCCGCTACTAGCAGCTTCGCGGATTAACCACTGAATTTGCGAGCGTTGACTTGCCTCTTGCTCTGCTAGCAGTAGCGCATATTCCAGCAGTGCTGTGTGCTGCCCATCAGCGTGCAACTGGCGCAACATGGACGCATTGGCAGCGCCATGAAATTGTGCTTCAATCGAATGAACCAACGGATTCTCACCCATGTCAGCTGATCTTATTAGTGATTACTTGAATAGTATTGCGCGGTATCCATTGCTTACGCCGCAGCAAGAGATACAACTTGGCCGTCGCGTGCAACGTTGGCGAGAACTTAAGGATTCCGACAACCCGTTGACTGCTGAAGAACGCAGGGAATTTCGCAGTGGCGAACGTGCGCGGCAGCGATTCATGCAATCCAACCTGCAGTTGGTTGTTCATATTGTACGCAAGTACAACCGCCGTGCAACGCAAACACTTGACATGATGGATCTAATCCAAGAAGGCAACATTGGACTTGCGCGTGCGGTTGAGTTATTTGATTACACACGCGGCTACAAGTTTTCCACCTACGCATACTGGTGGATACGCCAAGCCATTGGTCGCGCATTGGTGCAATATGATCCGATCATTCGCTTGCCAATTGGAGTGCATGATCTGCTAGTCAAACTGCACAAAACAGCTGAGCAATTCAGCCGTGAACATGGACGCACTGCAACGCTGCAAGAAATAGCAGACGCACTTGAGATGAAGCCCGTTGAAATCTCTAATGCACTGATGCAAACGTATAAGGTGACCAGCCTTGATAAGACTGCAAATGGCGGCGACGATAAATCAGCACTGGTAGATCTAATTGCAGATCCCAACATCTATGATCCCGATCAAGATTGGCAGCTTGAAACAATCCGCGAATACTGCGATGCTTATCTAGACGAAAGGACTCGTGATGTGATCTTAGCCCGTAATGGCAATAACCCCGTGCCGTGGAATGACTTGGTAGAACTACATAAAGTATCAAGACATACGTTGCAAGGCATTGAACGCCGCGGAATCAGTAGGCTAAGAATGCTGATCAAGAACCCGATGGAGGACACACCACTTGGAACCAACTATTCAGCGATGCGGTGATATTTGGAGGGTTTGCGTTGCCGGAATGTGCCGAGATCATCGGCAAGAATGGCAAGCTAAGGTTTTCTATCATCAAATGATTGAATCCAGCGCATCACAGCATGTTCTCGATTCAATAGATACGAGCCTTGAGACTTAAACCATTCCTGCCAGTCACTACTTCCTTTGCGGCGATTGCAGTCACTACATGCCGGTACAAGGTTCGTGGTAATTGTATCGCCGCCTTTATGTCTTGGCTTGACGTGATCTAATGTATCCGCCGCAGCGCCACAATAGGCGCATTTGTAATCCCATAGATCAAAAATTTGCTGCCTGAATTGTTGTTTTGCGCTGCGCTTTGGGATGAGATTAGATCCATCAATGCAGTGATCCACATGGCGTGGTCATCTGATAGCAGCTTACTCAGTAATCCCATCTAGCGCGCGGCCGGCCAGCCCGTATTCCAAGATGGACAAAGCCCTTAGTCGCCCCGTAACCTAGGGAATAGGGCCAGTTGTCGTCGCACCACTTCTGTACGGCGTTGATGTCAGCGCCCTTGATGTAGAAGTCCACGGCGCCCACGCCCGGTGCGTTGAAGAGGTGTTCACTACGGCTGGCGCCGCCAACTGCGGCATTTACCGAGGTGGGCCTATATCCACTTGTAATGACAATAGGATGACCACCAAAGCGCTGACGCGCGCGCTCCAGAAATGAGGCTAATTCAGCGGCTGTATCTACTTGATACTGATGATCAAAACGCCGTGATTCTTGATCAAGCGCAAACTCGCCGAGTCGAACATGCGGTGTGATCCGAGCGCTGAATGGCGCCGACGGGATCAGCTTTGCTGGCTGCTGTTGCTGTTCTGGTTGCCCTGCGCTCCATAATGCACCTTCGGCGCGTCGGCGGCGCAGTAGGCCAGCCTCTACGGTGGTGCCTGGGTTGCGGTATAGCTCCAGTGTTGCCGGTACTTGCGCCCAATCCTTCTCGCGCAGTCGGCGGCTGATTGATTCAAACCCTGCGCTGCCGTAAAACCCTGCGCCAAGGTTGTAAGCAAATGATAGTAACGCGCATTGCTGACCTTGACGCATTTCAGCCCAGCCAGGCACTGATGCACGAAGCTTGGCTGCAATTTGCTCTACTTCGACCTCAAGCAATTTGCTTGCATCAATTACTGTGATCTTGTCGCCGCGCTGCACTTTGCGTCCATCGGAATATCTTGTGGTCCCATATCCGATTGTTGCCACATCCCAACCATGCAATGGATCCGGATATGCACTGAGATGGCATCCTTCAAACTCTTTTATTAGCTTTATGGCTGGCTCATAATTATGCTGCTTACCGGCTTGCTGCCAAGTGCGAAACCACGGCTGATCCCTATTCAAGATTTCTGGCGCAACCTTTAACAACTCAGCTTCTAATTCAACGATCGCCGCCATTTGATGCGGTGTGCCGTGCTTGTAGTATTTGAATAGATCAGTCAGTCGTACTGATGTCATCATTCCAAGGTGCGCGGATTTCCATTGCGCCGCCAAGTAAGCGGCTATCGCCAGTCTGCAGCGTATCGTCAACCGGATGATGCGTGATCACCGGATCAGGTTCCACCGGTTGCGTAGCGTGCCACTGCTGCTCAGCGATGGCGATACGCGCTGGCATGGCTTGCTCATTGGCGTAACGCCGCAGATTATTGAGCGATGATCGCGTAGACCACATCCACAGCCAGCGCGTATCCGGTGGAATCAGCCCTTTTTTCCGGGCTTGATTGCATAGAGCGCTTGTAGAACCAGCTGCACGATGCTATTGCTCTTCAGTGGAGACAAGGCAATCAGTTCACTGGCGGCAGCGACCACGATCCAAAAGGCGGGATGATTGATAAAGTCCATGACTAGGAATAACGTTGTGCTTCCAGCTTAGACAGTCGCTGCTCAACCGTAGACAACCTGCCGTAGGTTTCCTTGCGGTCTTCCTTCATGTCAGCGTGCATTTGCTCCAGCTGGGTGGCAATGTGCTCAACAGCCGTTGTGAGCCGTATTACCGCATCACGAGCATCTGAGCTACGGCTAAGCTTCCCAAGAATGCCTTGGCCGGCAATGGCAACGCATCCGCCAACAGTGGCAGCAATCAGCTCAACCATGACGGCAATGGCTACGGATATAGCTTAGCGACCCTGCCCGCGAGTCTTTTTGCGACCATGATTGGGTTTGCTGCGCTTACCCTGCCCCTGCCTGGTGAGCTTTGGCTTGCCGGCTTGGTGCTCAATACGAGCGGTGCCTGTTTTAGCTTTTACAGCCATCAGTCGTCATCGCGTGGGTTAATTGCAACAAGAGCATAGGCAAGGGTCATGCCGCTGATCCAGCTAGCCAGGAGAATCAACCAAGTCATGATGCTTCTTTCTTTAGCTCTTGCAAAAGGTACTGCTTTAATGCCCGGTCTGCTGGTGTTTGCTGCGGCTTGAGATCAATCTCAAGAATGCGCAGCTTGAGTTGCTTTGCGTAATACTCTTCAAGCTGTGCCTTGACCTCGGCGGATTTGGCATAGCGAGTTTCAATGGTCACGGTGGCTCCGACAATAGCCGTGAGCACAGCAAGCACAGCGCCAGCAGTGGCAAGATGTTTTTCCATCACATAAACACCCAACGCAGCAGGCTTTCGTTCCACGAGTAAGCACGACCGTCTTGTGGATAGGGCTTTGGCGCCTCCCATTGGCACGTTGTAGTGTTCAAGCTCCAGCTCAGATACGGCTGTGGCGCGATAAAGGCATCAAGGTCAGCGTCGTAGCGGTAGCCGGTGCCGGCGTAGTTTTTGCGGAAGGTGGCGTTGTACGAGGTTTGTCGCCAAATTGTTTCAGCGCCGTATAGCGACTGGCAAAACGCAATGCCAACGGCTTCAGACTCGTCGCCGTGTTCGTCGTGGATGTCGCTGTTGTCGATAACGATGACGCGCTGAACAATGTTGTTGGCGTCAAGCTCTGCGAAGTGTGCCATCAGGGTGTGGTGTAGCGAATGATGACGATGCCAGAACCACCGGCTGAACCTGTGCGGCTACATCCAGCGCCACCGCCAGTATTCACGCCGCCAGGAAATGAACCATTACCTGTGCTGTCAATGCTTGTTGTAGTACCTCCTCCACCAGTGCCGCCTATATTGCCTCCGTAAGTGCCGACATTACTGCTCCAAAATCCTGCACCTCCACCTGCATAAGGTGTATTTGTCCCAGATATAGAGCTTGTTGCACCATTGCCTCCAGCTCCAGATCTATTAAATCCACCAACTCCGCCTGCTGCAACAGCACCACCACCGCCACCACCTCCGAAATAACCTGATGGACTACTAGACAGAAAATATCCGGTTCCGCCACTATTGCCTTGACCGCTTATTCCTGTGCCAGGAGTAGTTTGTACCCAGCCACCTCCTCCACCAGATCCACCACTTGCTGCAGCTGGGCCTTGACCGCCACCCCTGCCTCCTCTAGTGGATGTAATTGTTGAAAAAACAGAGTCACCTCCAGAAGTTGGCGATGAAGTACCACCTGCTCCAACAGTAACCGTATAAGTGCCTGAAGAAAGTGCCAATGAACCCGTTCTAAGCCCGCCTGCACCGCCTCCACCACCACCTACGTTGCTAGCAGCTCCACCGCCACCAGCAACAACTAAATAAGTAACGCTGAAACCAATCGGGGCGTTAGCAACAACAAAACTGCCGCTACCTGTAAACGTGTGAACAGTATCTGCACCAACGGTAGTAATCGTTCCGCCTGTAGCAGAGAAAGGAGGGACTTCGCTAAAGCCGCCTCCCAGCAGCATTTCTTGGTTAGACATCAGGTCAGACCCGTACCAGTGATCACAAATACGTCAGCCGCTACGCACAACACCGTAGCTACACCGTAGTTTGCCAGTGTTCGGTTGCCGGTAGCCGTTGAACCACCAGCCCGCAGCGTTACGCCTGAACCTTGAGTGATGGTCTGGTTGCTGGTG